GGATGCCTGCGATACGTTCGCGCTCGGTGGCCACGGCCTGAGCGGCGGCGATGCCAGGGTCGGGGGTTGCGTCGGGCTGAGCACGCTGATCGGGATCAGCAGCCGGGCGAGCAGGCGGAGGAGTGCTGCGAGTGTTTTCATCCTGCATGGGTACCTCTCCGGTGAGGGTGAAGGAAGCGGCGACCTGCATGCGGGTGCCCTGGTCGGCACCGACGGCGACGACCGAGACCTCGCGCAGGACGGAGGCGGTGACGTGGTAGAAGGGGGCGGCGTGTTCCTGGCCGTTGACCACGCGCGTGCCGGTCTTGACCAGGTCGGATTGCTTGACCTCGGCCCCGATGGAGAGCTGCCAGTCGGCCCCGGCCTCGGCCTGCTCGACGATGCCCGCCGCCTGGCCATTGCCGGAGACGATCTCACCCTCGATGTGCAGGCAGTCGTCCTTGACCCGCGCGGCAACCATGCCGACGCGGGAGCCCGTACGGTTCTCGTGGTTGGTCAGCAGCGGGACGGTGTCGGGGATCTCCATCCCGGACAGGTCGACGACGACCGGATGCTTCCAGCCGGGCAGATTCATCTTGCCGCCCGAATAGGCCACACCCTTCACTTTCGGCTTCCCGCCCTCGGCGGCGGCTTCGATGGTCACGAACTCATTCATGGTCTTGGTTCTCCTGCGTTGTTGGGGTGATGTCGGGATCGATGAGGCCAAGCTCCCGCATGAGAGCCTTTTCACGGGCGCGCTGGCGAAGCTCGGCTTCCCAGTCCAGGCCCTGGCGGGCATACTCGTGCGAAAGGGTGGTCGTGTTGCTCTCCAGCCTGAGGCGCTGGGCGTTGGCTTCCTTGAAGGGGTCGACGTGCTCGAGCCCGTCCCAAAACCACTGGTGCGGGCCGTCGATTTCCAGATCGCGCGCCAGGGCATACTCGCGGAGCCAGGTGGCCAGGATGCGGTCGAGGACACGCGCGGCGATGAAGGCCTGATCGACGCGGATGGCCTTGTAGTAGGTCTGGTGATCCAGGCGGCCGGAGGCGTAGTTGTAGCCGGACGAGTTTCCGGCGGCGATGTTGTACGGCAGGTTCAGGCAGCGGGCGATCTCGTTGAGGATCTCGCGCTTGAACTCGGCATAGGTGGTCGAGGGGTGCTTCGGGTCGAGCTGCGCCATCTTCCAGCCGCCGGGCATGGTGAGCAGCATGTTGCGCTCGAGCTGCACCAGGTCCATCGGCTCGACGGCATCGGCTTCGCCCGACGCGGGCGCGTCCGTATACAAAATCCCCGCGAAGTCGGCGGCCGCTTCGGCGGCGGACAGAACGGCGAGGGTGTAGCGGCGAAGCTGGGCAAAGAGGGGCAGCGCAGGCGTGATTTCGGGAATGCCCCGGTGCAGTTCCGGCCGGTCGGCCCGGTAGATGTGGATCATCGCCTGCGCGGGAACGTCCACGGCCTTCTGCCCGATGTCGAACTGCATGCCTCCCGGATGGTGCTTGAGCACCCGATAGCTGGTGGGGTTGCCGTGTGCATCCAGGCGGATGCCGTCGACTTCATCGGTTCGTCCGAGGACACTCAGGTCGCTGGTGACGTGGTCGGCCTCGATCAGGCCGATGTCGATCTGGATGGCGTGCTCGATGGCTGGGTTCTCCACCAGCATGGCAAAGGATTCACCGTCCTGGCAACGGGCCATGCGCATGGTGCGCAGCTTCTCGGGGAGCCGGACGGCCTGGGACCATGCGCTGAACTCGTACTCGATCTCGCGGTTCAGTTCGTCGTCGTCGGTCAGCATCTGCAGGCGCGGGCCCGTGCCGATGGTGTCGTTGGCCAGCGTGAGCACGATCCCCTTGGCATAGCTGTTGTTGGCGACCTCGTACCGGGCCCGTTCCCGCAGTGCCCTACGCACCTCGGGGCTCGCCTCCTCGTCGGCGGAATGGCCGTCGGCGGCCGCCCAGTGGCGCTGGTTCTCGGGCGTGGTCTGAGCGGCGTCGAAGCGGCCGCGCACAACGCGGTAGCTACGTGGCTGCCTGGATCGGGCGGGGGAACGCCGGAACAGATTGGAGAGGATGGTCAGCATCGCTTCAGCAGGCCCCCGGTGGAATCATTTTGCCGACGCGAATGCCCATCCCCTTGCGCTTCGCGGCTTCCTTCGAGGCCAGGTAGCGGTCGGCCGCCATCTGCTCGGTCAGGCTGTGCTGCTCGACCGAGCCCGAGTCGCCGCTCGCGCGGCGCGGCCCTTGGGCGTTCTCGCGGATCTGGTCTGTCAGTTGCTCGGCCAATCGGCACCTCCGGTTTCGGCCCGTGAAAGGGCCCATACCTATTTTCTCGCCGGGAAAATCCCGAAATGGCGTGAGGTTCGGCGACTTTTTTCGCCGAAAAGTGAGGAATCGTGCGTGAATCAGCGCCGGGACTGCCGCCGGAGTGCCGACAGCCTGATGCGCTCACGCTTCGGGGAGACCGTCTCCTGGGTGCCGGGGAGGATCGCGCCCTCGATGCTGGCGGCCACTGCACAGCCGACGATGCCGTCGAGCCAGTGGTTGTCGTGTGCTTCGGGCCGCAGCTTCCACTCGTCGACCACTCTCCCACGCCCCTCGGTCTTCACGCGGTACTCGGCGGTGAGGTGTTCGGCGAAGAGCTGGTGCGCGACCGGATCGCGCCCGTAGAGCGAGAGGCAGCCCCGGTCGCCCATGGGTACGGTCAGGCGGGCGTGGATGAAGCTCTTCCAGAAGTTGGTGTCGTAGAGCACGTGCCGGATGGCGCGTCTGCCGCGCACGTTGGGAATGCGCCAGTTCAAGCCCACCCGGTCGCCGCGCTTCTTGCGGTACTCGGCGAACGGGGTGCTGGACGCACCGACGTACCGTCCGTGGCTGGGGAAGAGCACGGCGGCGTGGGCGCTCTGGCGGCAGAACTGGTAGACCACATCCGTCGATGTTCCCCAGTTGGCGTCGATCAGGCAGCGCCCGATCCTGACCATGGCCCCGTCGTCGCGCCGCCATTCCCGGCCCAGGAGCTTGTCGGTCAGCGCTTCGAGCCCCGCATAGATCGAGCCCTCCAGCCCAGCGCCCGCCTTGACCTCCAACAGCGTCGGGCTCGCGTCCCGCAGCGTGAAGTAGCGCCGTCTCTGGTCGGGGAACGCCCCGTAGTCCACCAGGTAGCCGGTGAAGTCGCTTTCCCCAGGCGCACACCACCCAGTAGAGGAGCTTGCCCTGCACGTCGATGAACATGGTCAGGTGGTTGCAGCCGATGGGGACCTCGCCGCGCCTGTGGCCGTTCAGCTTGGCCGCGATCTCGTCGACGGTGAGCTGTTCGTCCTCGCCGACGTTCTCGGGCAGCGGCTCGTTCTGGTACTCGGCCCAGAACGCGGCCTCGTCCTGGAGCTTCAGGTTCATGGCGTGCTGAAGCGCCGATGCCTCGTCGTGGTTGAAGCGGGCCTCCCATGCCACCTCCGCGCCCTCGTCCATCTCCTCGCGGTGGGCGACATAGAACGCGGTCGCCTCGCTCAGGTCGCCGTGAGCGCGCAGGCTGTCGGCACGCACTTCGGCGTACCTCTCCCACAGCTTCTCGTTCTCCGGGAAGGCGTACACCATCTTCGTGCGCTCGCCGTTCCACTCCGGGTGCTTCTCGCGGTCCAGAATGCGGTCGGCCATGTCGCCGGGACGGATCACCGTGCAGGGCATGATGCCGGAGATCTTCTTCCCGGGTCCCGACAGGCCCAGGACCGCCCCGGCGAGGATGCGCTCGCGCGTGGCGCACTGAGAGAGCGACCGGGCCGACTCGTCGGTCTGCGGGTCGTCCAGGATCACCAGTGACGGACGCACGGTCTGGCCGTCGGGCCGCTTGAACTTCATCCCGCGAATCCGCCCGGTGATCCCGGCCACCCGGATGATGGCACCGGACGCCTCGCTGTCGGCGATGGTGGGGAGAACGATCTCGTTGGCCGTCCACCCGATCTGCGTCCGGTCGCCCTTGTAGAGCTGCCCACTGCAGCGGTTGGCGATGCCCTCCAGGGAATGGATCGGGTAGCACACCGCCGGGAAATCCTCGAGCAACAGGTCGTTGGCTTCCAGTTCCGTCTTGATCGAGTCGAGCATGCCGAGGGCATGCCCTTCGTCGGAGCCGATCAGGGTCACGAAGTCCCGGTGCCCGTAGAGCATGGCCCAAAGACACGCGCACTCGGCAAGGCTGGAGTTATGGGTCGGCACCATCTTCCGTCCGGCCAGGTATAGATGAGAGGGAGACGCGACTTGGACGCACTTCACCGGGACGCTGGGGACTGGCGTAATGGCAGTGATGTGGCGCGCCTTCGACAGCGGCCGCGTTCTCGGGCGCGTCTTCAACCTCTGCCGTTTGCGCTCCAGACTGATGGCGTCATCATCGATGTAGACCACAAAGTGGAAACGCCGATATGGCCCGTAGCGCTTCCCCTCGAATGTCACCATCCTCTGGCCGCACCCGTACTTGATGCCCAGGCTCGACAACAGCTCCGCGAAGTCGTCAGCCAGGGCATTCTCTTTCAGGGTGATCTCACAATGGCCGAGCTGACCCACGTGGCCGTCCGTGTCCATGAGTCCCTGCAAAAGGCACAGGCGCTGGTGCCAACTGGCGCGCAGGTAGGCACGGGGAATGTGTTTGTTGTCCAGCAGATTCAGTTGACGTAAGCGGCCTTGGAAGGACGTTCGGCCCACGCCCGTTCGGGTGAGGATGACGGCGTCTGCCCTCCCTGCGTGTTCATAGTTGCAGAACATGGCAGTCTCGGGACCGCCATCGATGCGGTCCACAATCTCCCGGGCGTCTTCGTCGAACAGTGTCACACCCGAAGAGGAACTCGTCCCATCTCCGAGCCAGATGCCCAGCGCATACGGTTCGATGGGCAGATCGGCGGACGGCAACTGGAGGGGATCGTTGAGCGCGATCCGGTACCGGTGAGACGAGCGATCACGCGAATCAGGCAACTCAACTCGGTCAACCATGTCACGGGTGGGTAGTGTCAGGGGATTGTGGCGGGAATAGCGGTCCTCGACGGTCCACAGGTGGTCGGCGTCGCACACGATCCTCTCGCCATCGCTGAACTCGACCTCGTAGCAGGGGCGACCAAGCATCACGGGCGAGACGGCGAGGACGGGACAGGGCTGGCCGCGCTCATCGAAGAGTCGATCCCCGACGCGCACGTCCCCCATCGTGGTCCAGCCGGATGGCGTCGGCAGGGGCGTGTCCAAAGCCAGAGCCTTGCCGCTGCCACGCGGCATGGCCATGGCAAACAGCCCACCGTGTATCACCGCCTGCTCGATCTTCGCGATCACGCGCAGGTGATCGTCCGACCATTCCAGGTGGAAGGTCTGGGGAAAGTAGGCGTCGCAGAATCCCCGGAAGCTGGTTCGGCACTGTTCGCGACGCTCGGGATCGACCACCTCCGGCAGTTCCCCGATGTCACGACCGGCGGCGGACAGCGCGGCGTTCCGGGCCCGGGCCGCCTCCTTCATCGCCTCGTAGTCGCGCGCGGTCTGCTCGGGCTGCGGACCGTGGCGCTCGTCCACCAGCCAGGCCAGGTACTTGAACAGGTTGATGGTGCGACCGTCAGGGGAGATGCGGAAGCCCGCCCGCTGCCGGTGGGTGTAAAGCTGGCGATCACCGATCACCGTACCCAGCGACGTCGAGTTCAAGAGCCGCGTCAGGTCGGATGGTTTGAGTTTGGAGGGATCAATCGCCATCGGCCATCCTCTGCACGAGCCAGGCGGCGTACTCGATCAAGTTCACGGTCCCGTCATCGTTGACCGGGGCACCCGCTTCGAGGTCGGCCTGGATGGTTTCGGGCGACACGTGTCGGGCCCCGGCGCGCTGCAATACATCGCTGATCTTGCGCGGCTCCATGGCCGTGATTCGGGGTTCGTTCGTGTGATTCCGGGACGTCATCGAAGAATCTCCAGAATCATCGCGGAATTCTGCTCGACCCGACTTGCCGAGGGCGCACTGAGGCCGCTTAATGAGTGGCGTAAGATGTTCTCGGGGAGCGAGAACCGAACCAGAAAACGCCAACGGAGGCCACGATGAAGACGACCGCGAAACAGACCGCCAGAGAGACCTACAAGACCCGCCAGCGCGAGATCGCCGCGATGCTCGAGTTCCTGAAATGCGAACTCGAAGGCCACGCCGACAAAGCCAGGGCCGATGGCCTGCATTGGGGCCACGTTGGCGATCTCGGGCACATCCGCGAAAACCTGAAAGAGACGCTGGTCTTCGTGATGGGCGGGCGCGACGAAGAGGCCACCGGGAAGATGATCGAAGACGCCGTCGCCGACACCCTGGCGTAAACGCACCAACCCAAGGAGAACAGGACCATGGCCGTCAACGAACGCCTCCAGAAGATGCTCGAGGAGATCGCGAAACAACACCTCGACGTCGAGACTCTCGCGGAACGCAAGAGCGACCGACTGGATTTCACCGAATGCTCCGTGTGGGGCATTCAAGCAGCGCTCGAGGCGGCGTACCGCCTCGGGCTGGAACAGGGACGCAGGGCCGAGCGCACAGGGCGCTGAGCCGCAACACAGGAGACAGACACCATGCAAACCGAAGACATCAACATCGGGACCGCCTACACCTGCAAGGTCGGGCGCAACACCATCCGCGTGACCGTGACCGAGGAGCTGCCGGACGGCGGCTGGCTGGTCGAGACGCACACGGGCCGGACCATGACCATCCGCAGCGCGGACCGGTTCATCGAACCGGCGGACGCACAGGAGGCCGCCGCCCAGCGCGCCGACGCAACCGACACGGAGCCAACCCCGGATCAGGAAACGGAACGCGACAGTGGCGAACAGGGCGCGGACACGGGCGAGACCGGCGGGGCCATGAGCCTGCTGGACGCGGCCGCCCACCTTCTCGGGCAGACAGACGACGCGATGCGCTGCAAGGACCTGGTCGAACAGGCAGGCGATCAGGGACTCTGGGCTCCGAAACGTGGCGGCAAGACGCCCGACCGGACGCTCTATTCCGCGATCCTTCGCGAGATCAACACCAAGGGCGACGCCTCCCGCTTCCGCAAAGTCGAGCGGGGACACTTTGCCTTGAACGCCTGAGAAGCAGAACCTTCCTTCCACCTCACCCCGGTCGCCCTGGCCGGGGTTCTCTTTGGCAGTGCAGGCAGGCCAACCGAGCGAGCAATTCGGATCGCTAAGAAAGGGGGCTTGCATAACGCGCCGGGCTAAGTAAGTTATCTTTCTTAGCGATCCCGACTGCAAAAGGAGGCTTTCATAATCATGGGGCGTATCACCGGAACCTACAGAACCACGGACGTGGGCGGAGAGAAGGTAAGAGCCTTCGTTCCCCATCCGCTGCCGCCATGTGATCCTCCATTGCTGCTGGGTGGAGATCTTGACGGACTCCATCGCGAAGCAATGGCGGCAACCGAACGGCTGAACCTGGCCACCAGCATGGTTCCCAGTCCAGACTGGTTCCTTTACGGCTTCGTGCGCAAAGAGGCGGTCATCTCGTCGCAGATCGAAGGTACCCAGGCCACCCTTGAAGACGTTGTGTCGTTCGAGGCCACCCGGCAAGCCGAACGCCCGGCCGAAGTCGAGGAAGTGTGCAACTACATCGACGCACTCGCACTCATCCGTGGCGAACTGACCACGGACGACGGTCTGCCGCTCTGCGTACGGTTGCTTTGTCGCGCCCATGAGCGCCTGATGCGGGGCGTGCGCGGTGCCGAGAAGCAGCCCGGCGAAGTGCGGCGTTCGCAGAACTGGATCGGCGGCAGCCGTCCGGGCACGGCACGTTTCGTGCCGCCGCCCCCCGATGTGATTCCCGAGGCACTCGGAGCCCTTGAAGCCTGGCTGCACGAAGACGATCCGCTGCCGCCGCTGGTCAGGGCCGGTCTGGCTCACGTGCAATTCGAGACGATCCATCCCTTTCTGGATGGCAATGGGCGGATCGGTCGTCTGCTCATTGTGATCCTGCTCGAGCATTGGCATGTGATCGATGCCCCCTTGCTGTACCTGAGCGTGGCATTCAAGCGTCACCGACAGGAATACTACGCATGCCTCAATGCAGTGCGTACCGAGGGGGATTGGGAAGGCTGGACGGCGTTCTTCCTGCGCTGTGTTCGGGAAGCGGCCGACGATGCCGTAGCCGCCGCCCGGCGGTTGCACACCGTGATCGGCCAACATCGAAGGGCACTGACCGGCCATGGAGAGACGACGATGAACGCCGTTCGGCTGTTCGAGAGCCTGCCCGATCACCCCATGATCACTCTGCCGTCGGCGGCCAAGCTCATTGACGCCAGCTCGCCCACCGCCGGTAAAGCCATCGAGCTGCTGTGCCGCATGAACATCCTGCGGGAGGTCACCGGCAAGCAGCGCGACCGGGTGTACGCCTACCAAGACTATCTTGACGTGCTGGCTGAGGACACCACAATTTCCCGCCAATGAGGATCGGCCGCAGCTCGCGGTTCGCCATTCGGAATGCGTTGAGATCCCTGCCACATCCATCCTCTCCTACGCCTCGGCATCCGCCGGGGCGTTCTCTCTCGGGACCAAATGCCGAATCGGAATCCCCATCGTCCGGGCCGCTTCGATTTCGCTTTGCACGCCGACCGAATTCTCCCAGCCGTCGAGACGAAGAACCATGAGGCCATCGCAGAAGCTCAGCATCAGGCGGCTGTGCGCCTGCCAATACTCCCAGTCGAACGGCAGACCGAAGCGCGCGAGGCAGTGACTGTGAGCAATGGGGCTGTAGACCATCTGCCCACGACGCATCATCAAGGCGGCTTCCCTGCACACCTGATGGAATCGATGCTGGCGCACCATGGGGTCGGGATCGGAATATGGACTGGCGAGATAAATCATCGGGCTGCCTCCGTTTCCTGAAGTTCGGTTCGCGTTGCGCTGCCGTCGACTGCGGGAGTGAGTGCCTGCCAATCGCAGCCTTCGCCGTGAACGAACTCGGCCCAGCGCTTGCGGATGACGTCGCAGTAGAGCGGGTCGATCTCCATCAGGAAGCCGCGCCGTCCGGTCTGCTCACATCCCATGAGTGTCGAACCGGACCCGCCGAAGAGGTCGAGGACGTTCTCGCCGCGCTTCGAGCTGAACTGGATCGCCTGGAGCGCTAGCGCCACCGGCTTTTCCGTGTTGTGCGAGAGTCCGACGGCAGTCTGGAACGAAGGATGTCCTTCGACGCTCAAGTTCCAGACCTCGCCGGTATAGCTCACCGGCTCGACGCTCTTGATGTAGCGGAGCGAATAGAGCCGACCTTCGTGCTCCATCCAGGTCGGGCTGCCCCGCTTGGCAAGTTGTTTGCGCTCGTAGAAGTAGAGGCAATAGACGCGGCGGCGGCTTTTGAAGGGTCGGTCGCCGATGCCACCAAGTTCGGTGGGCGGATCGTAGGCGTAGACGGTCGTGCGGTACCCCACGGATTCCGCCAACAGTCCAAGGTGCGCCGCCAGGTCCGCTGAAACCGTGTTGCCCTGCCAGTAGCTGCGATCATGGACCATACATCCGTCGCCGTTCAGCCAGCCCTGCAGAATCGCCTTGCGCTTGGCGTGGGGCAGCCTGAAGCACACGGGGGCGATGCGCTTGCCATGTGCATGTCGGCCTCCGAGTGCCTCGAAGCGTGCCCCGGCCTCGGCATCGAAGGCCATGACGACCATGCCGCTGCTCGGCTCGTCAGCATAATCATTCGGGTCATACTCGCTGGCGCGTCCCCACTTACGCCAGATGCGCTCGGCGAGATCCTGGCGCTTCTTGTGGATTGAGAAGACCGGGTAGCGGTTTTCGCCGTGTCCGGCCGCCTGCAGGTGGCCTTGGGCGAGCCACAGACCGAACAGGAACCAGTCCTCCTCGTCCAGTTCAGGGAACGGATCGGGGCCGCAGTCCGACAACACAGGTGTCATCGTGTAGTCACCCGACTGGAGTTTGTCGGCCCGAACCCAGTCGACCTTGCCACCGACGATCCGTCGGCCGCGACGTTCGGGGCGCCAGATCAGAAACGGATGATTGTCAGAGGCGTCCGTGCTGACGTTCCCTCCCTTGGCGGTGATCCGATAGAGATGATCCGAAGTGTACGCATGCGACGAGACGTTCGTCACTCGGTGGAAGCTGCCGTCGCCGGAGAATACGCGTGCACCTGCCTGAATACTGCTGATCGGCCGGTAACCAGCCTCCGTGAGGACAAGGGTATCCGGGTGCAGACACAAATGGATCATGCTCTGGGGATTGACCTTCTTGATGTGCCAGAGGTCGGTGGCGTTGTTCGGCCCGAAGAACCGGTGGGCCGCGCCTTCCTTCCAGCCATAGAAGCACCACTCGTGCGCGCCCATGAAGTCCTTGCGTGTGAGAACGGGGTGCTGCTTGTCCCAGATCACCGCCTGGCTGAAGTAGAGCTTGTGCTTCTTCAGGAACGGCGGGTAGTTGCCGCAGTTGGCGTAGCCGCCCCAGATGTAGAAGCCGTGGCCGGGCAGAAGCACGCGCGCGATGTTCCCGAACCAGGCGTCCAGGAGCCGGTCGAACTCCTCGTCGGTCACAAAGTCGTTCTCCAGGGGACGGTCCTTCGGGCGAAGCTGGGTGTGAGTGGCGTGTGCTTTCTCGGGGTGCCGCTCGACGTCCAGCTTCTGGTGATGGGTCTGGGTGAAGCTCGAAAGGCCCGCCGCGATGGCGTTGTTGCTGCGTGGCTCGACCTTGACGTTGTACGGCGGGTCGGTGTTCGCCAGATGGATCGGCTGACCGGCGAGGAGCTTGTCCAGGTCGCCGGGATCGGCGGAGTCGCCGCACATCAGGCGATGGTCGCCGAGCTGGTAGATCGCACCGCGCACGCTGACCGCCTCGTCGGGCGGCTCCGGGACACTGTCCGGGTCGGTCTGGCCGTCGGTCACCACCTCGTTGTCGCCGCCCAGCAGGCGGGTCAGCTCGTCGTCATCGAACGCCAGGACATCGAGGTCGAAGTCCGCGCCCTGCAAGTCGGCGATCTCGATGCGCAGCTGATCGAAGTCCCACTCCGCCAGCTCGCCGGTCTTGTTGTCCGCGATGCGGTAGGCCTTGACCTGCTCGGGGGTGAGGTCGGTGGCCACGTGTACCGGCACCTTGGCGAGCTGGAGCCTTTTCGCCGCCTTCCAGCGGGTGTGCCCGCAGATGATCACGCCGTCGCCATCGACGACGAGCGGAACTTTCCAGCCGAACTCCTGGATGGATGCCGCGACAGCGTCCACCGCGTCATCGTTCAGGCGGGGATTGTGGTCGTACGGTTTCAGACAGTCAATGTCCATCAACTCGATTTTCATATTGTGATCCTCCTGGAACGCCCGACTGGCGGCGGCTCCGTTATGCTCTTCCATGTTGTTCCGACGATTGCGTCGTAGGCAGTTACTTTTGGGATGCCCATCTGCGCCGCGACGGTCTTGAATGGCATCCCCGATGCCGCGAGGCGTCGCATTTCAGACACCTGCTCCTTCGTGAGCCTGGCCATGTGGTGCCCTTCACCCGGAGCCGCGCCGCGATCTGTGCCGTGGAGTTTCTTGTCTGCCTCGTTTTGTTTCCCTGTCACCCACCTCAGGTTGCAGAGCTGATTGTTCCGTCTATTGCCATCGGAATGGGCAACATGTGCCTTCGGAAAGGGCGGCGGGCCGAGGAATGCGAGGGCAACCAGGCGGTGGGCTCTGGCATACCAGTAGCGGCTATGTTTGCTGAGGTAGTAGACCAGGTAGCCGTCACGTGTGGTACGAGGTTTCAAGACGTATCCAGCCGGGGCCGCTCGGGAGTGGTTGCTGCGTCGCACGCGGCCCCGGGAAGAGACTTCATACAGCCCTTCATACCCGGGCACCGCCCGCCAAATCTCGTCCACGGCGTCGTCGTTCAGGCGGGGGTTCTTCTCATAGGGGGTGATGCTGTTGATGTCGCGCAGTTCGATTTGCATGAAAGCCGGTCTCCGGTGTGGTTCAAAAGATGCCCGGGCGCTTGATCGCGCCCTACTGATCTTATTCACCGCCGACCGGCCAACTGGCGGAAGACGCGCCTGTTTTTCGTTTTCGGCTCCGTAAAACAAACTGTGCTCTACAAGGCGACTGGTTCCCGCGCGGGGCCGGGCCTCGTTCCGCCCGGAAGTACCTATCGCCCTGGCCCGGCCTGCCCCGCGCGCGTTGTCCCCCCGTCCCCAAGGCGGGGAAATACACGGGGCGTTCCGTCGCCCGTGTATTCCCCCCTTTAGGGGGGAGGAGGTGTGAGTTCCGGCCTCAGTTCCGCGCCGAAAAGTTGTAAGTGCCTATTTCATAGTGTGTTGCGGAATGCCATTCTGCGGAACTGACACGGAGATTGCTCCATGTTTCACTTCCGCGCGCCAGTTCCGAAAAGCAATGAGTTGTGGATTTCGAGTTCCGAAAGTGCCCGGAACTGAAACGGAACTGGTTCCGCCGAGTTCCGTTTCAGTTCCGCTTTTTGGCGGGGTTGAGACGGGGTTTGCGGGGCCGTTGACGCTGCTGCTGCGGGCGTCTTTCGATGGCAAAGAAGAAGCCGACGGGGCCGTTTGATGGGCCGACGTCGGCTTGTCTGATTCAGTGGATGTCGGTCAGGTCAGCGGTCTGCGGCCGCTTCAATATCGCTTGGTCGCCGGTATTCCCGCCATGCCTCTTCGAGGTAGTGTTCCGGGTGCCGATAGTCCTGCGGCAGCGCCGACAGATTGTCGAGCAGTCCCCAGACCGTGAGGTAGTCCACCTGGCAGAGATATACACATTCGCACGACCACGTCATAGATGTGATGGCCAGCCGCAGACTGTCGAGGATCTCCCGGAATGCTCCATTCAGGCGTTCCGCGTCATCCGTCCGGCACGCGATATCAAGCGATTTCAGGTAGACCTGGCTGCCGTCCGGCGAGAACATCGTCGGGGTTGTCAGCCGATTCTTCTCCATCCTGCGAAGCACGGTGCTGTACGGGGTGCGTTCAATGTATCCGTCCCAGTCGAATCCGGTCTTCTGTGTCATTGCGATGGTCTCCTTTTCAGTCTGTTTCCTGTGGTGGCGGATTGCCGTCAAGCTGCTGGCGGACCTGCCGCACGTAACGTTCGCTCACGCCCGTTTGTTCCGCTGTCCTGGCCATGCCCAGTCCGGGACTGTTCACAAGCAGAGCCGCGACCCACTGCGCCTTGTCTCCGGTCAGCCCGCTGCGGGCACTGACGTATTTCATGTATGCGCCGTCGGCTTTGATCTTCTGCACCAAGCCC